GGCTATCATCTTACAAGAAATACTAAGAAGCCAGTTGCTGAACCGAAAAAGAAAGAAATGTCACCAGAAGAAAAGCTTGCCGAAGCAAAGAAAATCGTTAATGCAAATGGTTTACGCTTTGTAAAGGAATCTAAACGTTATGCTGGGCATCATCCACTCTTTGACCCTAAACACTTCCAAGATTATCTCTTGAAAGAATGCGGTTATGAATGTGACGGTGACGAATGTTGCACTGACCCGCTCGGATGTGCAGATGATCAAGAAGTAAATATCTGTCCAGATTGCGGTGGTGAAGGTTGTGAACGTTGTAACTTCCAAGGCTATATTGATTGGGCAAATGACCCGAACAATATTCCAGATGAATCTTATAACGATATTGACGATTTCGATATTGAAAATGACGATGAATCTTTTGCATACGGTCCAGAAGAATCTGAAGAATTTCTCGATGATATAGCTATGCAAAACTTCAATAATGCACAACGCGGACGCGGACCATTATATTAATAAAAATCAAATAAAATTTATATAAGACTGTCGCTTGACAGTCTTTTTCTATATTTGTATTACTAATTATTAAAGGATAATATGAATATAATAAAAGCTAATCCTGATATGAAACCAGAAGAACAATTATCTGGTGATATGAATAATTCTATTTTTCTTGCCGGTCCTTGCCCTAGAGAAAATTATGATGATGATTGGAGAAATGAAGCATTTGAAATACTTGAAAAATTAGGTTTTACTGGTAAGGTTATTACACCAACAAATGCAGATTTCCAAAAGCTTCGTGATAAGTACGGTAATGATGCATTAATGCAGCAAACTACTTGGGAATATATCGCGATGAAGAAAGCTTCTGCCATTGTTTTCTGGGTTGCAAGAGATACTAAAAAGAAATTTCCTGCATTTACAACCAATATTGAATTCGGCGATTGGTTTGATAAACCTGGTGTTTACTGTGGATTTCCAGATTGGGCAGATAAGAATGATTATCTTAAATGCAGACTTGATATGAAGAAAATCAAGTATTGGAATAATCTTGAAGAACTTTTAAAACATGTAGTTAAAAAACTTGAAAAATCTCCGTCTGATACTTTCTTCACTGCTGATACTCATTTCTCTCAGCAAAGAACATTAGATTATTCCAGAAGACCGTTTGTTAATCTTTTTGAAATGGATTTGGAAATGATGAGTAATTGGAATAAGACAGTTACAATGAATGATACAGTTTATCATGCTGGCGATTTCGGTGATTTATCTACAATGAAAAACATCTTATCTGATTTGAATTATAAGCAGCTCGTTTGGGTCATGGGTAATTACGATAGGAAGTTAGAAACAGAGATTAATAAGATAGTTTCTGAACTAAAGGATAGACATATTGATGTAGTTTCTAAGGCAACATTTGAACATAATAAGAAAACTTATCATGTTATTCATGAACCAGATGAAGGTAAGGTTCATCCACGTTATCCAGATAGCATTGTTCTTTATGGTCATATTCATGGAAGAGCATTTGCTAAGAAAAATGGATTTGACTTAGCAACAGACTATCATAGATATACACCAATTTCTATGGAACAAGTTGAATGGTTTGCAAATGCAGTTCAATATTGGGACCATAACGTATTCTGTGAAAAAGCTTCGATATAAAAAATAGAGGTTATTAAAACCTCTATTTTTATTTTATGTAAATTTATTTTAGATTGACTTTAACCAATCCTTGAAAGCTTCAACGATAATCTTAGAACCAATATCGTCAACCTTCTTATTGAATGCCTTAGTAGCTTCGTCAACTTTTTCTCTCTTTTCAATATAGAGACCAGTTGCTTCGTTAAGAACCCACTTAGAAGCATATTGGACAGATTCATACATTGCATCTGCATATGCGACCTGTGCGGAAGGCATGTAAACTGCATCGATTGTAGCAAGAGAATAGTCATCTGCAACCATGTTACCTTCAGTCAAGTTACCAGTTCCTCTTGAAGAAACACCCATACGAACACCGTCATTCAAAAGGGATTCGAGAATCTTTCCACATGGAGTAGTAAGAACCTTAGCCTTACCGATTGCGAGATTACCATCCATCTTCAATTCAGTAATCAAGATTGCTGCACGGTCTGGGTTAATTTCGATTGATTCTGGGTGAGAAAGTTCACCAACGGCTTCACGAGACTCAATAAGACCCTGGAACTTGTTAACTTCTCTTTCAATAATTTCCCTAGAATAAATACGACCATTTCTGTTAGTATCTACTGCCTGAAGGAAAGGACCAGAAATATACATGTGCTTTACGCCGTTTGTTTCTTCATTAAGAATCTTTGATTCGGCAATAGCTGCTTCATTTAATAACTTTTTAGCTTCCATAGTTTAAATTCCTTTATATTCTATTAATATATTTATAGTTTAATATTTGAATTTTTCGGAATTTCAAAATTATAAATATTATAAATAACAATTAAAAAGGAATTAATATGACATTCTTGGAAGCTAAAAAAATTGTAGAAGAGCGAGGCTATCGTATCGCTAAAAATATTGAAGGCGAATCATTCCGCGAGCGTGTTGCACGTGAAGAACTTGAAGAAGCAAAGCGTGTAGCAAAACGTGCTGGCTATCAAATCATTAATGAAGATGTAGATGATAATCGTGTTTACGGCGTCGATATTTATTATAATCCAGATAATGATTTCCCTGACTTCGATAACCAAGAACCAAACGAAACAGTAAGTTACACTTTTGAAGAAATGGCTAATGAATTCGGAACTGATGTTGCTGACGATATTATTCAACTTGGTTCTTGTGACACTGGTAACGGAACATATTATAAGCTTGCTTATGTTGAAAATACTGATACTGGTGAAAGAATTTCAGCAAATGACCTTGATTTCAGTGACTTAGACGAAGGTTGCTGCGGTGCTGGTAGTAAGAAAAAGAAAGGTAAGAAGAAAGGCAAGAAGTCTGAATTTGTTCCTTTCTGGGCAAAGAAGAAAGACGGTAAGTTGAATGAAGATTTCGGTGACACAGAAGGAACTACATTCACAAGTATTTGTCAAGAATATGTTTCTGGTGGCAAATTCTTTGCTATTGTTGCACAACTAGGTCTTCAAGGAGCAATCGAAAAAGTATTGGCTGATGTAAAAACCGCAGTTGGTAAAGGTATCGGTGATAAGTATTATAATACCTTTGCAACAAGACTTCGCCAAGCTAAGAGCCCAACTGACGCATTGTATAAAATTACAAACGCTATGTTAGCTGGTGAAAATATGGACTCTGCTGCTGGTACAAGACAATCTGCTTATAATAGAAACAGAGGTGTCAGTCGCGGTCGTCGCTAATAAATAATTACATAAAATTTTAAAACCAGAATTAACGTTCTGGTTTTTTAATATATAAAATATGCAGCAAATATACGTAGAACAAGATATTATTGACATAATAAAGAAATATAAGCTTTATTCTTGTCGTATTTCTCAATATATGTATTTAATCGGCTTTAATCGACATTATATGTTCGGTAATATCTCTATTGTTTCTAACCAACTTATCTGTTATATACATTTCAATGCTGGTTATACACGTCTATTCAAAAAATATGTATTTAATGACGAAGAATTTAAAAAAGATATTTCCTGGGCCATGGACGGTATGATGGAAAAAGAAAACTATAAAGTCGATAGACAAATTGAAAATTTATTAAAATAAAAAACCTTAGATTTTACTCTAAGGTCTTTTAAATTGTTTATGTTTGGCTAATGATTAGTCATCTTTACCAGCTGGAGTCTTGGTATAGTCCTTTTCGACAGCACCATCAACACCTTCGATTGCTACGACAACGCCCTTAGCATAACCTGGAGCAAAGACTGCGGAAGCAGCGTTAATTGCAGACCAAGCAGAAGCAGCAGAAGCTTCAGCACCAACGAGGAATTCTGGAGTTCCCCAAGCAGATTGTGGAAGAACATTGAAAATTCTCTTGTTGAGAGCACTTGCGCCACCAGAAAGTTCGTAAACCGGCTGAGTAGTGAAGTGGAACAAACCGTCAGAATATGCCTTGTAACCAGCAATACCAGCTGACTTAGCAGCAGCAGAATCTTCAGTTACGAAATAGACATCAGTCTTCTGGAAGTAGTCATTACCCAAATTGTAAAGATCTTCTCTACGTTTCATAATTATTTCTCCTAAATTATCCTATGTATAAGACCATTCTCATACACCTATTTTATTTATAAAAAATTTTTGATAATTCTTGTATAACTTTATACATTTATCTTAGTAATATACTTTGCTGGTATTTCATTAGTTACATATACAGCATTTGGTTTTGTCGGGTCTTGATAGACTTCGTAACCTTTTGGTAACGTAACTTTATAAACATATACATCAGACTCATCGCAATTATGTTCTGATGCGACCATTTCAATTAACTCATGAACATCGCCAGCTAAAGAAACAGGAGCAAGGTAAGCTCTATCTTCATAAACGTCAAAATCATTATCTACAAGTCTTGATCTCAAACGAATACCAGATTTATCTAAGTTAGGAGCTTCAGAACAGTGATAATATTCAATATTACCAAGTTTTAATGGTTCTCTTTGATTTTTTGGCGTTATATAGATAGGGTCAAATGGAAGTGGTCTTCCTTTAGCACCATAGTGAATACTGCAATAGAAACCAGCCGTATCGCAAATTTTCTTTACTTCTTCTTCTGATAATTCATCAAAAATCATAGGAGAAATAAGGATTAATTCTTTAGGTGCATGTTTATCTATTCTGATATAATCGTCTATAGTTTTACCATTATCTAAAGCAAGTTCAAATAAACGTCTAAGCTTAGGAACGTTTGCATAAATGCTTTCATTTAAATTATAAAAATCTTTGAATCTCATATGTATTATTTATTAAAATAAAAATACAGGCCATAAAGACCTGTATTTTTAAATTTGTTTGTTCAATAACGATTACCAAACGAGAGCTTCTGGAGCATCCTGGAAGAGTCCGTTGAACTTGAGCAAGCGATAATAGTTTTCAGCACCAAGCATATTGTGTGCGAAACCATAACGGCTCATGATACCGACTCTTGGAGAGAAGTCGTTAGGATCGATTGCCTGGTTGACAACACCGGTAACGTATGGGCAGAAGATAACACCAGCATCATAGAGGCTAGAGCCCTTGAATGCTAAGAGAACTTCACCGTTGTCGTTTGCACCGAATTCGTCAACAGCATACTGGTCACAGAAGACCTTAACAACACCGTTCAATGTACCCATTTCCGGAGTAACTGCAGAACCGTTAACTTCATGAGCAACCTTGGTGAACCATGGGTTAGCAACCTGAAGAACAGTAGCAACGTCTGGGGAGACGACTGCGATGTTAGCAGCACCACGACGAGTAGCGGTACGAATGTCGTTAACACCCTTCATGATGTGAGTGATGATGAGACCGAAACGTTCCTGAGAGTTTGTACCAATGAAGGAATCGTTGTTAGCGAGGGTCTGATCAGCCTTGTTGTAAACACGTGGAGTACAGAGGCTCTTGCAGCGGCCGATTGTTTCACGGTCCATTTCTGCAGTCATTTCCTGCTGGAGAACGTTGATCATTTCAGTCATCATTTCGATACCCTGCATAGCCTTGATATCAGCTGCAGATTCGAGAGAGAAGCTAGCAGCGAGCTTACGGGTCTTAGCAACGATAGACTGACGGCTGAGCATAAGACCAAGTTCTGGCATCTTACGGCTTACAGACGGGTCATCAGAACCGAAGGTCGGACCAGTGATCTTCCAGCCTTCAGCAGACTGAGTATCAACACCAGTACCAGCATCCCATTCGCCATCTGTGTTAGCGGTAGAACCGGTATAACCAGAGAAGCGAGGAACTGCCTTCCATGCGGCTTCAACGAGTTCGTTCGGGTTATTGGTCTTATAAATGTAACGGAGTGCGAAAGCAAGACCGACAGGACCAGTCAATGGCTGAACACCAACGAGGACGTTAGCGAAAAGCTGTGGGAAAACACGACGGAC